TCCAAACTCAATGCTTTCATGAGCGTTCTGGAGCGCGATGGCAATCCTCCTTCCGTGGCTGCTCAGATTGCGCAACAGCGTCTGCGCTACGAATATGATGATTACGTGAAGGAATTTCAGCAATGACTACTCTTCTCGCTCCTCAAGAACGCCACCTCATCATTGAGGTGCTGGCGAACACGCCAATCAAGGAAGGCGAGATGTACAACATCTTGCGGAACGGTTTTGGTGGATACGCATTCTTCAGCGATCAAGGATTGTTCCAAGCATGGGTTAAGAACTTTGGTGTTCATCACACGCTTGATCCTTATACCGAAGATGTTGGATCTGAAGCTTACCAAAATGGTTACGAGACAGGCATCACTTGGGATGCAAATTGGTGGCCAGCCGGACCTGACGTTTTTGAACCAAGAAGTCGTCTGCGCGATCTCACAGAAGAACAGATCTTTCGCATTCGTGCCAGCCATGCAAAACGCTACAATTGGAAACAGGGATTCGAAGATGGTTTGGAGGAGCGTCTGAAAGACAAAGACTTCGCGCGTTGGTGGAAAGCACAACGAGGTGGTAAAGCCGCTCGCTATGTGGAGCCGAACAATGGTTGAACCAATTCTTCTCTCTGCCGAAGAAGCACGTGATCTGTCAAAATCTGCTGACATTCATGTACAAGAAATCCTTAAGCAGATCGACACTGCCATCCGTGGGATGTGTTCTGCTGGCAAGACATCAACAACTATCGGTGAACTTCACGAAAACTTCCGCATGTTCAAACCTGCCGGTGCCGGTTTGCGCGAATTGACGATTACTGCTTTTGCGAAGAAAGTGATTGAGGAAATTGAAAAGCGTGGTTTTCGCGCTTACTTCGCCAAAGAAGGTGAAGTGTATGATGCACGACCAACCTGGGGTGTTGGCCCAGAAGACCATACAGAACCAAATTGGATGCAGAAATGGTCACTCAAAGTATGTTGGTGAATATTGACGAGTTCGGCTTTCTTTCGTATGGTAAGTTCTGCATCACGCCTTGGGAAGATCGACATGTCGATCTTTTGTTCGACGCTGTCATTGAATCGAAGACACATCTCAGTAAGTTCTTTGCTTGGTCGTACGACTATGATCATGCTTCCGCTGAAAAGTGGGTGAAGAACTGTCGCTATTCTTGGAAGAAGGGAACCTACTACGGGTTTGCCATTGAAGATGCTTCCAAGAATTTGATTGGTAGCGTTTCAATTCAAGCTATTGATAAACACTACAACTGTGCAAGTCTAGGTTATTGGGTGCGCAGCTCACGTGTTAAAGAAGGAGCTGCATCTTCAGCGGCGGCACTTGCAAAGCTGTTCGCATTTGGCAGCCTCAATCTGACCCGCTTAGAACTGGTGATTGATCCAATGAATTTCGCCAGTCAAAAGGTTGCAAAGAAAGTTGGTGCTCGTCTTGAAGGCGTCGCTAGAAACAAACTTCAACAGAACGGTGTTCCCTGTGACGCGTTCATCTATGGAATCATCCCATGAGTTTATTTGAATTTGGCCAAGGTAATGTTCTGGTTTGTGCGCTCGAACATTCTAACGGCGGCATCGTTGTTGTTCAATATGCTGAAACACCAGGAACACCTGAAGATGTTGGTAAGGCAGTTGACAAACTTTCTGATGTCAATTTGCTTATCGATACTGTCATGATCTTCCCGACAATTGACCAGGCTCTGCGTGTAGCCAATGCTCTGATCGGAAAGGAAGTGTACGATGTCTAATTGTATCAACTGGTTCTTTGGAATTTCATTTGTTCGTCGTTGTGCAGTTGTTGGTTTAATTTGTGCTTTCCTGTTCATCATCAACGCTTGGACAGCATGCTTTGTTTCTCCTGGTCTCATGGGTGCATTTGTAGCACAAGGAGTTCTTCTTGCTATTGGCATGCTTGTTTGTCTTTTGTGTGCTGTGTTTCATGAAGTGTAAGATTGGCTTGTTGTGCTTTACTTTTCTGCGGAAATCAGTAGAGTAGTGTACATGGAAGCGGTGACGCCAACCAAGAAAGAAATTTGACTGAAGGTTGAAACTTCACCGAATTTTTGGAAATGGTTCGCTATATACTGTTTCTTCCGCCGGTTTAGCTCAGTTGGTAGAGCAGCGTCCTTGTAAGACGAAGGTCATGGGTTCGAAGCCTGTAACCGGCACCAAATTTGTAGTAGTGTGGTGAACGTCACCCAAGCCAAGAGGCTTGCATTAATGGTCGGATTACAGCGACGTTAAATTCTGTAAGACAACGGAGATCGCCGTCATGTAACCTTTAGTCTAGAAGAGACTTTTAGAGTGATATGAAAAGATGTCCGGAAAGAAGGAAATTGATTCCTTCTTTCCATTTTCTCTGGGATCATAACTCAATTGGTTAGAGTAGCGTCCTTTTAAGTCGAAGGTTGTGAGTTCGAGTCTCACTGGTCCCACCAAATTCTTGAGGTAGAGCCTGCAGGTGTGGGCATTCGGCTGATAACCGATGAAGCTGAGTTCGATTCTCAGTACCTCAACCAAATTAGTTGTTGCTGCTTTGAGCGCGATGGCTATATAGATTTACAATTGGGGGATGGGCAGGGCACCCAGAGGATCCTTGCAAGATCCTAGCTTGATCGGTTCGAGTCCGATATTCTCCACCAATTTTATACGTCGGTAGTTCCAATTGGCAGAACGGCAGCCTCCAAATCTGCTTGATGGCGGTTCGAATCCGTCCCGGCGTGCCAAATTGATCCTTGCGCTTTGAGCGCTGATCTAAAGCTTGCGAGCTACTATCAATGGCAGATGGGGAGTCTCATAAACTCTCGGTTCGGGGTTCGACTCCCTGGTTCGCTACCAAATAATCGCACATGAATTGACGAGGAATGTGCAACTCGTAGCTGAATCGAAATCAGCGTTGAAAGTTTCGGAGCGTGCAATAAGGACTAACTGGTGTGGTCGCCTGGCTGTAAACCAGGTCCCTTATGGGCAAGAGGTTCGATTCCATCCACGCTCCACCAAAGAAGGTGCCTTCCCTGCACAATCAAACAACCATCGGACTGAACATCAGGTGGCTCTGTATGGGAACAAATTCGGGTAGGTGACAGACCGGCGCTATGTACCTGGCTCTTAACCAGATTTAAGTGGGTTCGATTCCCACCCTGCCCACCAAAATATGTACATGTCGTCTAATTGGCTAGGACCGCTGACTTTCAATCAGTGCAATGAGGGTTCGAATCCCTTCGTGTACACCAAGTTTTAGGATTCCTACAGCAAACCTATTTCTCATATCACGCCAATCCTGTGATAAGGAAAAGGAATCCTGTAAAGTTTCTATGGCCAGGTGGCAGAGCGGTCCAATGCGTGTGCCTGCAAAGCACAAACCCCGTCGGTTCGAATCCGACTCTGGCTTCCAATTTGGTAACGTCGCGTCTGGTGATGCTGCGGAGCTGTCTACTCCGCCAGGTGGGTTCGACTCCCATCGTTACCGCCAAACAATGTCTCTCGAGCTATCTGGTGTAAGCGATCGGCTGTTAACCGATTACAGGTGAGTTCGATTCTCACGGGGGACGCCAAATTCTGATGCTGCTTCTAGCGCGTCGAATATTTTAAATGCGTGCGTAGCTCAATTGGTAGAGTACTACCTTGCCAAGGTAGATGTTGAGGGTTCGAGTCCCTTCGCCCGCTCCAAATTCAAAGTTTCTACCCAGTGAGTCTGCTTGGTGAAGATACGTGCCTGTCACGCACGTGAAGACGGGTTCGAATCCCGTACTGGGTGCCAAGTTTTGCAGAGATGGCAGTGATGGTTCATGCAGTGGACTGAAAATCCACCTATGTCGGTTCGATCCCGACTCTCTGCACCAAGTTTTAGGATGCCTTCAGCAATCATATCAATTGCCTGTTAAGCAAACTACGATAGCGCATCCTGTTGAATATTGGGGTTTCGTTCAGTGGTAGGACGACTGGCTCTGACCCAGTCAACGGTGGTTCGATTCCATCCGCCCCAGCCAATATTATTGTCGCGTAGCTCAGTTTGGTAGAGCACCGCCTCGACACGGCGAAGGTCCTCGGTTCGATCCCGAGCGCGACAACCAGTTCCGATGGTCCCACATGAGGTGACGCCGAAGGCTCCGATGTTCTCCTTCGCCATCGACCAGTTTAAATCAGGGTGTAGCTCAGTTTGGTAGAGCGCCAGCTTTGGGAGCTGGATGTCGCGAGTTCGAGTCCCGCCGCCTTGACCAATTTGCTCGTTCGTCTAAGTGAAGACAGACCATCGTACGATGTGGAAGTTGTAAGTATCGAATCTTACACGAGCGCCAATTTCGTGCCCATAGGCACAGGTTCACGGATGAACCACCGATTTGCGGGTTTGGTATAGTGGCTGTGCCGTAGCCTTCCAAGCTATTGAGACGAGTTCGATCCTCGTAACCCGCTCCAATTTGTTCCCATAGTTTACCGGATTAGAACCTCTGCCTCTCAAGCAGAAGAATCGGGTTTGAGTCCCGATGGGAACACCAATTTGCTGGATGATGACAACTCCTGGGTCCGTCGTCTCATCCAACAAACAATTATGTCGAGTGAGGAAGAGGGGCAATTCCTCTTAAAGTCCATCCTCCTGAATCGGACGCTCGAATTTGAATGACAAATGAAGAAGCAATCACTGCCAAGAAGGAAGAAATCGCGAACTATGAACGCATCTTGGCGAACTATTATGGGCGCTGGTGGGACACGGGAAAGCGACATTTAGATCAATTGTGTGATGAACTATCTACACTAGAATCATCCATCAAGGAATCTAAATGAAAACTTACAATCAGTTTTTGACAGAAATTTTCAAACACGATGTTGACCATATGCCTGGTCCTCGTAAGAAAATTGAAAAGCATGTCGATCACAATGACTATTCCAAATGGAAAGCTCATGCTGAGCATGTTGCTAGTCGTGATCATGGTGATAATGTAGATTCAAGCAATTCTGCTACACATCACACGTACACAACTGATTCTGGCAAGAAGTACGCTTCTTGGGATCACAAAAAGAAGAGTGGTTACGTGAAGGAAGGACCTGATCGTAAATCTTCACATTGAATTTGCTCGTATAGCACAGTGGTAGTGCACCGCTTTGGTAAAGCGGAGGTCCTGAGTTCGATCCTCAGTTCGAGCACCAGTTTTAGAAAGCCTACAGCAAACAAACTTTAGGGTTCGATTCCCTTTATTGCCTCCAAAACTCGGCGATTATGGTTAGTGCTTTCTGTTTCTTTATGCCTGGTTAGCTCAGTGGTAGTAGCACCCTCCTTACAAGTGGGAAGTCGTCAGTTCGATCCTGACACCAGGTACCAAATTGCCTCTGTAGCTCAATTGGATGAGCGTCGATTTTCTAGTTCGAAGGATGCGGGTTCGAATCCTGCCAGGGGCGCCAGTTTGACTGATGTTGCTTGCTTTGAGCGCGACTTCTGGTATGATAGTTGTAATCCGGGTGTAACCCCTCTCGCTACGAACGAGAACAAAGGTAATTGGATGTGTGCGAAAGCATGATGCAGGTTCAACTCCTGTCACCCGGTCCAAGTTTTGCGGTTTCGTCTAAATGTTGAAGACAAGGAGGGTTGCCTCCTGAATGTGAGCTGTCCACGCCACAACCGCACCAATTATAGCAGTGAAGCCAAAAGGTAGAGGCAACCGGCTTTGACCCGGTGTAAAAGGTTCGAGTCCTTCCACTGCTGCCAATTTTAGCATCCTTACAGCAAATTCACGAAAGTGATTGTAGGTTCGAATCCTACTCCTCGCGCCAAAAAGCGAAGATAGCCTAACGGTAAAGGCACTCGATTACTCTCGAGCATAAACAGGATGCTGTTTTCTTTCGTCATGAGGTTACAATGCACATTATCGAGTTGGTTCTCTATCTCGTTGTTGCTGTTCTCGCCTTCATTGGACAAGTGAGGTTTGCCAAGACGTTCGGTAATGTTGTAACCGTTGGTGATTTGATTCCGATGACAATTCTGTCACTCATTCCAATCATCAATGTTGGTGTTTTAATTTTCTGCTTCTTCATCATCGGTCTCACAACGCTTTTGCGTCTGGGACATTTCGATTGGATGAGTAAACGGGTGTTCTAAGTTTTGCGGTTGTGGTGGAATTGGTATACGCACTGGTCTCAGGAGCCAGGTTCTGAGGGTTCGAGTCCCTCCTTCCGCACCAAGTTTTGGTTTGGTTTCAGCAATCATCAACTATAATCGGTGATCGGCGGATTGTTCTGATGGTGTTGGGTTGTTGACTTCATCGCGCGACGAATAATCCAATCGTTTCTGTGTGACTCGATAGAAGCGAAAAGCCATTAAATGCAGAGATGGAATGAAATCTTCCAGGAGACTACCGGTCCTCATTCGGGTGCACTTGGCAAAGTGACGAACATTGCCTGGTCTGACACGACATTGTCAGTTGAACCGATACACGACCTATCGGTGTAGAGCTAGCGTCGAATCTGCTACCTGTAAAGTCAGGAAACCAAACCGTTTTCTGGTCTCTGTAGTGTACTGGTGTGCACGTCAAGCTGTGAACTTGAAAGTGAGAGTTCGATCCTCTCCGTTGACCCCAAATTCTTACATGATGAGAGAACTTTGATGCCAGTGCAGGTTGCTTACTTCCTCATAGTCTTGATTGACTTGATTCTCGGATCATATAGTGGTTGGCGCTGCTGGTATGATAATGATGAAGAAATTCTTCTGAAACATGTAGTTCTTATCGTAATTGTGATTTTGTTGATTTCTTTCATTCCTTTCTTCAACATCATCGCAATGTTGTTCATGGTTTGGATCTCGTTGTTGGACTTGTGGGAAAACGATGATCCAAACGTTTGGTTCAACAAACGGTTGAAGTAACAAATTCTGACCGATGGCAGAGTGATTATGCATCCGGCTCTTTACCGGAATGACGGTGGTTCAATTCCATCTCGGTCAACCAATTATCAGTGTGTAGCTCAGCTTGGTAGAGCGCTGCTTTCGGGAAGCAGAGGTCGAAGGTTCGATTCCTTTTACACTGACCAGTTTTAGGATGCCTTCAGCATACAATACCAATTCCATGCTAAGGACGAGGTCGTGTGGTTCGAATCCCACTCCCACCACCGTTATGGTGGGATAGCTCAGTGGTTAGAGCGCGTAAAGGTAGTGCATCCTGTTGTTTTATGGGAACGATGGTTCTGGACTGAACCAGATCATTCTAAGTACACGAGTGATTGCTTAGTAGCATAAGCGAAGATCCCAGCTTAATATGCCCTCGTAGGAGAATTGGAAGATCCCCTACCTTGAGGTGGTAGTGCGTTGCGGGTTCGACTCCCGCCGAGGGTACCAAAATTCACAGAAGTTAACAAAAGTGAGACCAAAGCCGAGTGTTCTGATCAGCACTCGGCTTTATTTTGCCTGGAGAAAACGCTATCATGAATAGCCTGTCTGATCTCCGCGATGCATTCATTCGCGAAGGCACTGCAAATATAATCAGCTTCAATGGATATGAACTGCATACGACCGTGGGAATGTTTGAGCTCGCCCATGATCAGTTCTGGAGAGATGGACAAACAATCTCCAAGAAAGAGCTCCGTGAACTTGTTGTCCATGCGATCAAACTCAGGAAACGAAGATGAGCAAGAACAAGGCTGCTCCAGCCGTACAGGAGAAAAAGAAAAGGCACATCGTTGTACATGCCCACAAGGCAACCAAGAGTTCGAAAGTTCAATCAATTCTCGCGCCACGTTTTGGTATTGATGGCAACGTTTGTCAGCGATTGTTGAATGATGCTGACGCTACATTTGAAGCTTGGCGGAAGGATGGCTTCCGTGGTGCTTGGTGGAAGCGTTATTTCAAGAATGACGCTGGTGCCGAATCTTGATCATCGTGAAGGCGCTGGCTTCGGTCAGCGCCTTCAGCATAGATAGAATACCGAAACACCGGATCACACAATGACATCCACCTATACAAAATACATTGATCGCTATCAAGGCTTACACACTGGCGAAGAAGCGTTCATGGATGCAAAAGGGAATTTGCACAAGTCGGAAAAATTGTTCGATGGAAAGAACTTTGAAGAAAAGCTTTGGAAGCACCTGAAACCAAAACTCGCCAAGTTAGAAAGCATTCGGATGCTTGATTATGGTTGTGGCAAAGCACGCCATTGGTTTGAACCTTTGATCGAAGGCAAGTCAATGCCCCAGCAGCTGGGAAAGAAGCTGCAATCATTCTATCTGTATGATCCTGCCTATCCTCCATATGCAGCACATCCAGATCATGGTTGTTTCAATGTGATATCTTGTTCGGATGTGATGGAACATATCCCAGAAGAATGCGTTGAAGAAGTGTTGGAAGACATCTACTATCAAGGTTCTTCTGATTGTCTGTTCCTGTTCTCTATTGCCGGATCTCCAGCGTTCAAGTCATTCGCTGATGGCGAAAACCTTCATTGCACAATAAAGCCTGCCACTTGGTGGATTCAAGCCATCGAGGATGCAGGTATTGATAATTTCTTGCTCGTCTACACCAATAAGGAAGGCGAGCGCACATACAAATTTGGTGAGTTTGCAGATGCCAATCTATGAGTATCAGTGCGCTAATGGGCATGATTTTGAGAAGCTTGTTCCTATGTCCACTCCGGAGGATGAGAAGGAAACTACTCAGTGCCCAGATTGCGCAGCGCAAGCAAGGCGACACATGTCACTCGGATCATTCATCTTGAAAGGACAATGGTTCAAGCAAGGATATTGAGATGAAAAGCGATTTCAAGATCTTCATCGGCTGGGACATGGCTCAGTCTGAAGCAGCAGAAGTTTGTGCAGCATCAATCCATCGTTTCGTTGGCAATGAAGTCCCAATCGCTTTCATTCAACGTGACGTTTTGTCATACAAGAATCTCTATTGGCGTCATCCAGATCCGAATGCAAGCACTGATTTTGCTTTCACTCGTTTCTTGACGCCATACCTTGCTGGCTATTATGGTACAGCATTGTTCTGTGATTGTGATTTCCTTTGGAGAAAAGATCCACGCGAGATTCTTCAATACCAAGATAAGAACTTGCCGGTTCAAGTGGTACAACACCAACTTGAACCAAACAATCTTCCTGCAAAGAAGATGAACGGTAAAATCCAAAAGTTCTATGCATACAAGAATTGGTCATCGATGATGTTGTTCAATATGGATTCACCATACACGCTTGAGTATATCACCAAACTCACTCCTTCTAATGTGAGTGAACGTTCGGCTGCTTGGTTACATGGATTCGAGTGGTATCCAGGGTTGAATCGTACAGAATCCTTACCAAAGTCATTCAATCATCTTGTTGGTTATGGTTACAATCATCCGGATCCACATGCTGTTCATTTCACAGATGGTGGTCCTTGGTTGGATAAGAAATATGAAACAGTCGAATTTGCTCAAGAGTGGATCGACTTCCGCAACAATCTTGGGAAGCATAAGTGTACAACGCCCTACTTAACAAGCTCTGCATCGAAGAGTTGAAAGAATACGTTGCTGGAAAGAGAGTCTTGATGGTTGGCAATGCTGCTACCATTTTCTCCGACCCGGCTCATGGTGACATCATTGATTCATATGATGTTGTGTTAAGATTTGGCAAAGGCGTTCCTTACACGAAATATAAAGACTTCCTTGGTTCAAAGAAAGACATCTGGTTCTTCGGTACCGCCCGCGCAGGCATGTGGAACCATTTTCTCACTTCGCGTTTCCGCATCATGACGATCAGTCAGATCGCATTGTACAAGGAAGATGAAGGATCGTTGATGGTGAGCAAGGAGATGTTCAATGGTAATTTGCAGATCTACAAAGACTTCATGCTTGCTGGTGACACTGCTTATTATGTCAAGATGGGACAAGACATCAACGGCACCTTTGACGAGAAGACACGCCTGAGTCAGGGTGCACAAGCAGTTCACTTCTTTGATACAGTGGTTGGAACGCAATCATCAATCAGCTTGATTGGTTTTGATTTCTTTGAGCATGAATTCAGCTATCATTATGAGACGAGGAAGAAATCTCGCATACCAAAAGAACACCATGTGGGTTCTTGGCACATGCCACTGACGGCGCCAAATTTTGAGCACAATCCACACATCCTCTCTAAAGAAAAAGAATACTTTGCGTCAGTGAAGAATCTTCATGTGCATAAGGCACCTGACTTCATTGATAAAGAAAGATTGTCCACGCTGCTCAAGGAGCTTCGTGGCGAACGAGCAACATTGCTAGGAGTTTCCTGATGATTGTAATCTATGGTAAGACAAATTGTGCTTTTTGTGAAGCAGCAAAGCAACTATTGGACAGCAAGAACATTCCGTACATCTACAAACAGCTCGGAGAAGACTTCACCCGTGAAGAAATTTTGGAGAAGGCTCCAGGCGCAAAACAATTCCCGCAGATCTTTGCTGATGGCATCAACATCGGCGGATTCAATGAACTACGCCAGAAATTGCCGTTGCTTGAACACACGGGATTGACTGACGGACAAACGGTGCTCTTGGGATGAAATTGACAATTGTGGATTCGCGCTATGGTCAAAATGAACTTGACAGAAACGCAATGGGCGGAACTGAACTACAAGGAAAGTGGCTTGCCGAACATGTAGATCCTGCGCTCTTGGATAATGTACAGATCATTCGTTCTCGTGTACGCGAATTGGAACCAGATAAGAAGCACATTCTCTGGCTCCACGATTTGCCTTGGGATCCAGAAAGTGCTCATCTCCGTGATCCAAAATCGCTTGAACGGTTTGATAAGATCGTTTGTGTCTCTAATTGGCAAATGCAGATGTACAACGCAGTGCTTGGTATTCCATACAGCAAGTGCGAAGTGCTGAAGAATGCTATTCATCCGATCGATTCATCAATCATCAATAAGCCACTTGACAAAATTAAGTTGATCTATCATCCTACTCCGCATCGTGGATTGGAGATTCTTGTTCCAGTGTTCGATAAGTTGTGTCAGGAATTTGACAATATCGAACTTGATGTGTACAGTTCATTCAAATTGTATGGGTGGGAAGAGCGTGACAAACAATATGCTGAGTTGTTTGAACAATGCAAGAATCATCCGCACATCAACTATCATGGCAGTCAGCCGAATGAAGTTGTGAGGAAGGCGCTTGCTGAAGCCCACATCTTTGCTTATCCTAGCATCTGGATGGAAACAAGCTGCATCTGCTTGATGGAAGCGATGTCAGCAGAGTGTTTCCCGATTGTTCCGAACTTGGCGGCATTGCCAGAAACTGGCGGTGGCTTTCCAGAAACATATCAATGGGACGAAGATAAAGGTCGTCATGCTGATAAATTCTATCATGTATTGCGAGATTACATTATCTACTTCAAAGCTCATCAAGATCATGGCGTCAATCCTTCATTTGCTGCAATGAAGCATTACGCAGACACGATGTATAGTTGGAACATTCGAAGCATGCAATGGACAAATTTCTTGTCGCAATTTTCTGATCTGTAATGAATGAGGGAGCCACTTGGCTCCCTCATCGTTTATGCAGTTTGGTTTTCTAGAATCTTTTCGAGATGCTTGATCATCTTGTGATCTTGTTCAGCTCGACGTTCACTACGCTTCAATGATTCTCGTTGTCCACAAGCAACAGCAAACAAGAGAACTAACTGCACGATGTTGCTGATGGTCAACAGGAATGGGAATGGATAAGGATCTAGTTTGGTGATTTCACCAACGACCACCCACAACACTTGAAAGAAAACAGCTCCAACTAATACTTGAGGAGATCCGATCTTGTCACATACCCAAGCACAAATCTTCTCAATGGTCTTCACGTTACACCTCGATGTGATAAGTTTCGATTAATTCTTGGCTGCTCAGAGGACCGAACATTGCTGCTTCTGCAACACGACGTCTGCTCAAACCTTTGAGCACTTTTCCCTTTGCTTTGTTCCACAGCAAAAAACGCGCCTGTGCTGTTTTGTATTGCTTCTGATTGAGCGCAAGCAAACAGCTTGAACTCTGGAAGTTGCCTGGACCGATGTTGTATACCAGGCTGCACAGAGCATCAAACTGATTCTGAGTCAACGGAACGTTCACTTTGTCTTGAATGAAATCTTCAAATTTTGAAAGATCAGATTTCAACCAACCTGTTGCTTCTTGCATAGTGCATGTCATTCCAAGTTTAACAGGTTGTCCATCGATCTTTGTTGTTCCATAGCCGATTGTTGGGATACCGACTGCATCAAGGTATGCATCAGCCTGAAAAGACTCAAAGCTCTTGATGAGAGTCAGCCCAGCGTCACTGATGTTCATTTGTACTTCTCCTGAATAAGGTCGACAATTATGTATGTTATTGGGTCATTGAGTCCGTATAATCAGATGCTGTAACTGTGAGTGATAGAGGAATGCTTATGCCAAGCCGTTCAACTGAGTGGACGTTCACTGAATCACAGCGTGCTGCTGTTTGCAAAGGCGAACTTTGTCCACGTTGTGCTTCAAAGAATGTAGATTGCATCGGTGCTGTACCCGACGGCATCAATCTCAACGCTGCCTATCAGTGCCAAAATTGCGATGAAACTTGGGAAGGATATTGATTATGCAGATTACGTTACATTGGTGATGGCTACCTGATGAGGAGGATCTTATGGAGAAGAGAATGAAAGCCGATGCAGCCACCAAAGGTGGCAAAGTCTTAACAAAGCGAGCGCCAAGTCGGACGAACGCTTATGCCTATTCGAATGTAGCGAACAGCAAACAATGGAGTGTTGACGTGATCGCAACTCCTCAAAAATCTTCTCGCGAAAGCTCAGAAAAAAGGCGTTCCTGAGGAATCAATCTCAACGCTGCCTATCAGTGCCAAAATTGCGAAGGATATTGATTATGCAGATTACGTTACATTGGTGGTTTGTGCCTGTTGGCATCTTGCTTTGGGGATTTGGTGTTGCGTTCTTCCACAAAGACCAAAGTGGTTGGATGCCTGACATGACAAAGCCATTTGCTATTGTCATCGCAATCCTTTTTGCTGCCGCAATTACTCTTGGTCACTTCTTATGAAACGGAAAGAACCCACTATAACCTGGGATGATGTCATAGCAACTGACAAGCTTGTTGATATGTTACATGGTAAAGAAATTTACCTGATGGATGTGAGTAATGTCCAAGACAAGAAGAAACCGCTGACAAAAATTCAATTTGGGATGGTTCTTGGTGATAAATTGGTGTTTACTAACTTCCAGGAACCAACATGAAACGCCATAACTTCAGCGGGAAGATTTGCCACTGGTGGTTCTGCGTTCATTGTGGATTCATCTGGCTTCATAACAAAGCGAGTGACAAGGTTGCCAAAGGTGCTTGTCGCAATGGAGAAGACTGATGACCAATAACATCTATGCAATGTTCTATGACGATCCGATCGAAGCAAACATGGCAATGTTCAAAAACCATCTGGCCATTGCTTTGATTGCAATGCTTAAACGCAATGGCTGGAACCAAAAGGCTGCTTCCAAAGTTCTCAAGATTTCTCAGCCACGTGTCAGCAATCTCTACTGCGGAAGGCTCGAGAAGTTTTCAATTGACAAGCTATTTGAGTTGTTGGCAATTGTTGGCTACGAGATAAATGTCAGCGTTTCGCCACTCAATATTGAAGAACCATTTTCCTTGACTGTCAAGAAGAAACAAGAAGAATCTTTGATCTAAACTTCCGACTCTTTGGAACGATCGTCAATCACAATAAAGCTTCCTGGTTCCTTCAAACCAACACAAGGAAATTCCATGTTCCAAGACCTCAGTCCCATCAACAATGCTGGGCGTGCTGGTGACTTCGATCGCGCGCGTTCTTTGGCGCTCGATGCCACCAAGTCGTATCCGAACAATGCTCAAGCCTGGTACTACCTTTCGCAGGCAGACGCTCATCTCGGCAACATCCAAGAAGCAACCCAGGCGCTTGCTCGCGCTGATCAGCTCGATCCCACCCACCAGTTCGTTGGCAACATGAATGCCTATAACGCACTGCGTTCCAAGCTTGCAACCGTCAACCAGACTGTCTTGGTCAACACCAAGGATGACTACAGCGTGACGCATCCTGGTGAAGGCTCACATCCGTTCCTGGTCGGCGGTATCATTCTGGTGTTCGTTCTTGCTTTGGCATACATCATCAAGCGCCTGGTCGACAATGGTGCAGCCAAGAAGTTGGCAGCAGAAGCAGTTCGCGAAGCGTATTCCGCCAAGAATCGCGTTGACACCAAGCTGGATTCCTACGGCACCAGAGCCGCTGCGCCAAATCCGGTCCGTGCAACTGGTTTCCAGCGTCCTGCTCCGAGCCAACCATACATGCCGGTGCGACCGTCGGTCACTCCTCCTGCATACGCAGCACCGACACCTGCTTCCTCTACCACTATCATCAACAACGGCAGCAGCAACGATGGTCTGGTGACTGGTTTGTTGGTTGGCGAGATGCTATCAAACAACAATCGCCATGACACCTACGTCGAACATGACGTCGAAGTGATACATGAGCGCGATCCAAACACTGGCTGGAATCCTTCGCAATCTGCTTCCTGGAACAGTGGTTCGAGCCGTTCCTCTTCGTACGACAATGGATCCAGCTCCTACGACAGCGGCAAGTCGTCCAGCAGCTCCTGGGATTCCAGCCCATCGCCAAGTCCTTCCTGGGATAGCGGCAGCAGTTCCTCTTCAAGCTGGGACAGTGGTTCGTCCAGTTCTTGGGATTCTGGCTCCAGCTCCGATTTCTCGAGCAGCAGCGATTCCTCGGGTTGGTAATTAACCTGACTTTAGAGAACTGCCCGGCTTCGGCTGGGCAGTTTCCTTTGGAGAAAATAAATGGCCAAAGATGATTACATTTTGCTAAGTGCCAAAGATGCAGCCCATAAAACTGCACTAGAAAGGCAACGTATCAAAGAAAACAAAATTCTGCGCGCGCGAATGTTTGTTAAGGATACGGTGACGCCTGCTATAAACAAAGCAATCAAGGAAGGTTTGTATTCAGTAAATATGAGTACAGATGATGATTTAGATCCGAAGATCGTTCAAGATTTGTTGATAGAGTTGGGATACAAAGTTCAGTACCTATTCGATCGACGATCATCCGATGATGATACTTATATGGGCACGTCTTCTAGGTACTCTCACAAATTCGGAATCTGCTGGTCATGATCACAACACCTCCTTCACAACATCCTGCTCCATACAACACAGGTTGGGTGTGCCCAAAATGTGGCACCTGTTACAATCCGTGTGTGCAATCTTGCACAAAGTGCATTTCTTATACTGGATATCCAAATGGGCTTCCTTACCAACCTCTTCCGCAAATCTGGTGCGCCAGCGGTACCGCAAACATCAACGGTGCAGTTATCTCAAACGGTGTCCTCTACTGCAAAGACGTTGTCTTCGGAGTTGAATCAAACACCTTCTTGGCAGAAGCAACTACTCGAGAGCACTTTACGTCAGATCGTTGGTGATGAAGAAAACTTTGAGTTATTGGAAGAATCTTTGGGAAATGGGAAGGTCACAATAACGCTAGTAACAGACAGCAACCGTGTTGAGATTGGCTGGTGTTACGTTCAAGACATTTGGAATCAAATGCTGCACGAACTGGAAACTGTAGAATGACACGCAAAAAACTCGTTCGAGAAATCATTGAATTCATTCTGCTTAGTGTCGGTTGGTTCGCGTTGATCCATTGTTTGAACAATGGCTTCGGTTTCTTAGTCTCCAATGCACTGGCTCTCTACTATTTCCACATGGGAGTTGCATTTGGCGAACGCCAAGCTGCTGACATGTTTCCTACACCATTACAGGATGAATACCGTGAACAAGTCCAATCTGATCAAGGCGAAGGCTGATTTCGAGAACAGCCCGTATGTGCGGGAACTGAACCTCGGCTACAACGTTGCGTTCATCATGCATATGAACGACCGTGTGAATGCGCTGACGACAAAGCTGAAGGAACAGAAGGCAATGCCAACGCTTAATCACAACAAGATCAACGAAGTGTTGGCAGGTCTTGATGAAATCAACTCCCTCGTCAAGGCAGTGTTCGCCGCCAAGGAGGAAACCTTCCAGAAAGAGGTCAACAAAATTGTTGGGGAAAGCAATGCTTGAGGATGACATTGCCTGGATGATCCAGGACATTCAGTCAGGAGCTGAGATCAACCGTCAACGACTGATTGATCTCCTTCAACGCATGCAACAATTCCAGCAAGCAGCCTTTGCAGAATTGCATTGCATCGAGCAGACTGCTGGTCAAGCCATGAACTATCCATGGTACAAAGATGACCAAAAGAACTTTCCTGGTGCCACAGAAATCGACGGCGTTTGCACCGGTGAGCACGTTGCTGCTACCATCGTTGCGGAATTGGCTGACAATTATCGCTACCTGCAATCGCAGTTGCGCATGGCATTGGATCCGGAAAAGGTTGAAATTAAGGATCCATTGAAGAAGTTGTTGGCATACGCTGCTACGCTTCCTGGCAGTGACAAATACAATGGTCGCAATGGCAATGGTTATCAACCCGTTGGCTGTTCACGCGGCATTACCATTCCTCCTGGTGCCGAATGATGGAAGAACTTCCTCCATCAGTTAAGGTTGCAGAAGGATTTTCCATCGGAATGTCCACGGACTACAGTTCTCCATATATTTCTGATGGTTCTGGCAATGCATATTTCGTTGTTGTAGAGAAGTCCTCATCTCTTCATACGAAAGCTATTCATGCATTGTTGACACAGCTCTACAAGGAACATTCCAAATGAAGCAGGGTGTATTTCTCGACGACGAACGCAAAGTTGGACAAGTCACATGGTTGCGTCTTCCTAATGATGTGATTTGGCAGACAGTTCGTTCTTACGAACAGTTTGTACATTACATCGAGTGGTTCTGGAAGGAACATGGCAAACTTCCTGATGCAATCTCGTTCGACCATGACCTTGCTTTTGATCACTACAAAGCATCCGAGCATGGCAATTATGATGGTGTAGAGAAGACTGGCTATCACGCTGCTAAATGGTTCACCAATTTCTTGGATGAACATGGCATCAAGGAACTCCCTGCATGGTATGTCCACAGCATGAGCCCAGTGGGCAAGAAGAATATCTCAGACCATCTGCTCTGGTGGGAATACAACACCAGCCATCCTATGAATTACTAAAGGAAAGGCTCGCATTCCTCCAATGCCCAGATCTTGACATCTGGTGCATTGGAGGAGCAGTGCGTTCTGTCATTGATGGTTCACGTCAGCGTGATATTGACTTGTTTTTTGGCAGCGAAGAAGCATATGCTGAGTTCGAAAGAAGAATTAGAAATCGCAGCGATGTTGAAATTACGGAATATCCTGCGGGACATCGCGAAGGAGCAAGGGCATTCATCAGTGTCATCAGAAGCTCCGACGGAACAGTCTACGACGTATGCAATTGGTTCTACGGGCAACTTGCTGACCATATCGACAATAACGAATGGCTGCATAACTGCGCTGCATGTGATCTCTCCGGGACCTTGCACATCAGACCGGAGGTGTATAGAGCCATTATTGAGAGAAGACTTGTCCCTTGCAATTCCAAGTGGTTCCCTTGGTTTCAGCTGGAAAGATTGTTGAAATACAGAAGCCAAGGTTGGCAAATTGATGAGCCAACATTACAAAAAGTCCATGAGCGCTTAGGACTTGCGCAATCTTTGGACATCAAAGAGGTGTTAACATGAAACAATTTCTGTTGTTGGCTTTTGCTGCATTTCTTCTCGCTGGATGTGACTCTTCGTATGAGCGTTATCTGCCGCAAGGTGGGCGTTTGATATGCATTGATGAAGTAACTAAGCAACAAGTTATCACGCCGCCATTCTACAAAGCAACGTTTGATCGCTCTCGCGCAGAATGGTATTTCTGGGATGTCAAAGGTCAATTTGAAGGCGAAATGCCAGCCTCGAACTCCGCCTGTGTAATTGGACCTTTGGAAGCTGGCTCCTAATCGTTAAAATTCCGTTAAATTCGGAAACCTTGGTCTCTCCCTAGAAACCCCTGTAAAAACAGCTACTTAGAAACCCTTTGGGAACAGTGACTTAGCCAATGTTTAGCTAAGTTATTGATTTCCAAGGGGTTTCAGTGCTTTACGGCATCAATGAAACCGGGGATACTATTCTCAACGGCGGGAAGTCCGCTTGGAGCTAAGTCCATGTGCCACGAATTTGAAATCCAAGTTCCGAACGAGACCTACGCTAGTAAGGAAAACGTCCGCGCAGCGATTAAGCGCTATCCGAACATCGAGAATAACAAGGAACTTCGCTACTTCATCGAGGAAACGGCGGATGGTCGGTACTTTCCTGTGTTCGTCGGCGCTTCTGCGGTTCATGCTGGTGTTCACTTCGTTTTCAACGTTGTTGCGTAAGGAGATTGTCGTGGATGCTCGCCAAACTGCTTTGATGGTAATCGAACAACGAGAAGAACAACTTTCTCGCGTGAAAGGTGCTGATCCGAAAGAAGTGATCCGTGTTCGCAAAGGGTTAGCAGCTGCGCGAAAGCTATTCTCGCAAGGTGAATATCTGAAGGCGATTAATAAGGCGAAGTCTTCTTGGATAAAATTCATTAACTACGCCGTCAAATCCGGTTTGATTTAAGGAGAACGTTATGTGCAATGCGAAGATGCGTCAAGAAGTGGAAAAGAAGATCGCTGATAAGGTGATTGAGTGCTTACTCGCCAAAGGATTTCTGATCCAGGTTAACGATGGTGAGGAAGACGCCACCGGAAGAATCAATGATCCGGAAGCAATCAAGAAAGCGATGTACAGCACGGACGAAGACATCCTCTGGGTGTATTCGGATGAAACCGTGAGGTATGCCATAGGCTTCGTTCACTTCATCTACGGCAACGATGGGCACGATGTGATTCATGACTACTCCATCAACTTGGAAGAAATCATGAAGCCTGCCAACGATCTCGCTGACAGCTACTTCTAGGAGAAGGCTCATGTACGCACTCATCAACCAGAGAACTGGGCTGCTCGTAAAGCGCTACACTACTAAGCGGGGCGCTGAGCGCGGGTTGCAAGCTCGCACGAGAAGGGACCAGACACGCGCCAGTCGGGTTGCTCCGGCGCACTGGAACCGCTTCGTGATGCCCTTTTACGAGGTGAAGAGCGTATAATACGAGCCTCTATCTAACGAACAACGAAATCGTCATACTCATGAGTAACAACGCCATCCTCGCGGATGAGCTTCTGGAAAATCATGAGTGTGTGTTCGATAGCAATGGTGCTGACATCATGGGTGTTTCTAGCGACATGGTGTTGGAAGTTAATCAGAGCCTGACTTGATGAGGTAGTATGTGATGAGAATCATGAGGATCTACGACTGTAAGATCAACGTCAGCAAGAAGACTACGAAGACTTCTGTGACGGTGACCGATACGATGTCCGGCGCGAAGCTGACGTTCGATGTGCCGGTGCTTGAAAAGGATAAGCAAGCCACCAGGTGGTACGTGATTACGAACACAGTGGATTTTCTGCGTGGGCGCGGTCATGAGATCCTCGGCATCAGTCATGCCGATGGCGTGGAAAGCGATCGCCGCTTCTTTGTCATCGGAAATGACAAAGACCAGTTCTGACATGGATGACCTATTTCTTTCCGCCGATGAGTACGCGTTGCTGTTGGAGCAACGCGAGCGTTGGATCTCGAAACTCCTCAACACATACCGCCGCGAATGGTACAGTGACGGTTCGTTAGTGCTGATGGATGTCTCTGAGGATTGGCACCACAAAATCGACCAATTTCTGAAGAGG